AAGTTTTCTTTAACCATCAAAGCAACTGTACTAGCAATAGTTCTGTTGTCTTCCTTGGCTATTCTCTTTATCTGCTCGTATATCGAAACACGGACATTTAAAGATTTGTAGCTTACGTCCTCATTATCGAGATCATAAACTGCTTCGGCATCTTCACTCACTTGATCTCTGGGTATAATGCCATCAATATAATCTCCGACTTCATTATCGATATTGTCTTCCCAGAGCCTTTTTGTGCCTCCCATAATATCTCCTATTTTTAATTATTATTACTTATATATAAGTAATGTATGGGATAAAATAAGTCAAGTGGCATAATAACTTTTTTCATCTTTTATTTTCTTAGAGCCACAACTCGGACATTTATGTACTTCTTGCACTTTATTGTTTTTAAAAGTCAGTGTTACTTTTTTCATAGCAACACGGCACCTGGTGCATTTTTCTTTATCTTCAAATTTCATTTACATATAGTTTCTGTCATATTTTTTTGTTTATAAAAATTTTTTAAAAATAGGTGTAACCAGTGTAACCTTGTAACCA